GACCTACAAATGCAATCCAATTCTCAAAACCATTCTTAAATCTAATTAGTTTAGCTTCAACAGATTCAGGACGTTTTAGGCATTCTTTAATTACGGGATTCTTTGATAAGACTGCACCCCTTTTGCATCCAGAACGATAAACTGTAACACCCTTTAAACCTTCCTCCCAAGCTAATCTATAAATAGTTTCTACATCATCAACAGTAGCTGACTCTGGAAGATTTATAGTAGAAGAAATAGAAGCATCAATAAACTCCTGTAAAGTTGCTTGAACCTTAATTCTTTCTCTATATGGAATCTGTTCTGATGTAACCACATACTCGGGTAAAGCTTCTTCAGAAAATCCTTCATCAATAAGCTTCTTTATAATTGGAGTATATACTTTATAATACTTTTCCTCATTTACTAAAGATTCAGTCTTACGTGTATAAGAGGTTGCAAAAATTGGTTCACAACCTGTAGACACTCCTAGCATGGTTGCAATACTGCCAGTTGGAGCACAAGTAAGTAATTGAGAATTGCGTAAACCATACTTACATATAACATCGTGCAAACTTTGGAAACGCAAATCATTCATATCCCCAGAATCTAAATTCTTAAAGAAAGGAGTTTGTATAACACAATCGCGATTAAATTTAGGATATGGTCCATAGTTAGCAGCTAACATAGAAGAAGTTTCCAGAGCAGTCATGATTAATTCATGTCCAATTGACTCTAAAACGGATCTAGAAGTAGCACTACCGTATTTGACTCTTAATTTGATAAGCATATCAGCCAAACCCATAACACCAAGACCAATTTGTCTCCACTCTGCTACGGAATCCCTTTGTTCTTGTAAAGGATGTAAAGGAAGACCCTCATCAAGAACTTCATTCAAAGCAATAACTGCAACTCGAATAGTTTCTCTTAAGGAGATAAGATCAAGTTTTCTTTCTTTTGTAACAAATTCTGCAAGGTTTATGCTTCCAAGAAGACAGCTCCCTCCAGCTGGCAGAGGTTCTTCAGCACAGGGATTTACTCCTGCATAAGAAAATTCTTTATTATTTGATAATAAGTTCCAGCTAGTTATTCTATCCCAAAACAATATACCAGGTTCAGCATAATCCCAGTTCATTTGAGCAAGCTTCCTAAAAATAGGATATGCTTCTACCTCTTTAGTAATTGTTTCACCAGTATCAGTTACGAATTTCAATATTAAAGTTTCACCTTTAATAACTGCTTCCATAAATTTGTCACTAACTCTAACAGAGATATTAGCTTTTGTAACTTTATCTAAGTCAGACTTAATCTCAATAAACTCTTCAAGATCTGGATGATCGCAAGAAATAGAAATCATTAGTGCTCCCCTACGACCACTCTGACCGATTAGTCCAGTAATATATGAATAGAAATCCATAAAGCTTACAGCCCCAGAAGTAGTTTTTGCAGCATTATTAACTTTTGCTCCAGAAGGTCTCAAATTAGAAATATCAATTCCACAACCTCCCCCGTAGCTGAATGTTCTTGCTAACTTTGTCCCACACTCAAAAATAGATTCAAGATTATCTTCAGGAGGAGCAACTACATAACAGTTTGAATATGTTATTTTTCTATTTTTATCAGATAACCCTCTATTAGCAAGGATTCTGCCTCCAAAAATAAATTTTTTAGCTCTAATCTGTTCTTCTACGATTTCATTACCTCCAGAAACTCTTTTGAACCAATCGTCTAGCGATTCATCTTCAAACCTATATTTATTCTTCCAGATAGTAATAGCTAATTCGTCATTATTTAACCATTGCTCAACTGTCATTACTTTAATTCTAATAATAAATTAATTAGCATAGTTTTCTCAAACTTATTGCAAATATCTTTTTTATCATCTGCAATTAACTGTGCAAATGAATTATATGTATTAATTACAGATGAGTCCTTATCACCAATATAATAATCACTTGATGTATTTATATAAATGTTATTATAAGCCTTAACAACATTTGTTGGAGACCATTTAACCTTTCCTCCAAAGTCATTTTGCCATACTGCAAACTGACATTTTTCAATCCAAGAACCTAGTCTTACATAACGATCATTTTCTTTAGTAGATAAAGTATCGTTTTTATATTTCTTGAGTTTAACTTCAAAGTCACTTGTAAAACTCATTAAGTTTTGAATTGGAAGTGTAAAGGTCTCTGCTGGTTTAATCTCATTAACTACCAATCAATTTGGATCAAATGCAATTATTGAATTAGTAGTATTATTAAACATTGCTTTATATACTTTATAAATAGGTCTTCTTATGTCTAAAGAATATGCCAAAGTATATATTTCATTATACTCATCTATTTGAGTAGGCATGATTGCCTGCACTAATACCCTGTTATAGGTAATATCCTCTCCTTCTTTATCTGTAGTAACTTGAGAGGGAGGGATAGCTTCTATTCTATAAGTAGAAGTGAATTTACTCATTTCTTCAATAAAAGGCTTTACATAGTCTTCTGTTGAAAGAAAATCTTTTGAATTAATTCGTGTTGATTTGCCACTAAGCAGCTTGTCTAAGGTAACTTCCATTAATCTTATGACCTCTTATTTTGTTTATTAACTGAAAATCTGGAGTTCTAACATTTCTTAAACCTCTAGGGGATAATGTATAAGAATCCTTCAATGCAGCATCTATTAATATTGATTCTAAATCAAAGGCAGACTGTTTGTCTAAGCATGTTGATGGAAAGGTCAATATATAACGATTTGGGTCTAATTTAAGATGGTCACTAAATAAGTCATTTTTATGATTTAGTGGACGCTTACCTGTTTTTCCTCACCCTACTGGGTAGGGGCCCATTCCTATATACTTAATAGCATAGGGAAAGGATCATCCACAAAGGGTTGTATCATGTTTACATCATGAATCTAGTAATACATAAACACAATATTCTCCTCCTAAATGGAATTGATCAATAAAAGAGGAATTATCTCCTGGTCATACTCCTAAGAATCCACAAGATGTGAATAATGGATGCTTGAATATATCTACTGTCATAAATCTTAAAAAATAAGCAGGATTGGAATTTAATCCAACCCTGCTTTCTCTAAATATAGTTTAATTAAAAACCACTCTTTTCGTTACCAAAGACAATGTAACGACCCTTTTGTGCGGACTGCGAAGGTGCATAATCCAGCTCAAAAGCTGTTTCCTTACCGTCCTTAACATGATAGACAATAACTGCTACCATATCCTGCTTATAGGTAAGCATAAGTTTCTTAGCAAGCTTCTCAGCTTCACCCTTGTTCTTAGCAGTACCAACTACTTCATCAGTTGCCTTCAGACGAATCTCAACAACACGCTCCATCTGACGTTTACCCTCATTGGTTACATTCTTGTACTTGTAAGGACGCTCGCGAGTATCCTTTGATCCTGGGGTAATTGCAATTACCAGACCAACACCCTCTACGCCAGTCAGACGTTTCTTATCCAGCATGTCAATGCAGAATCCTTCAAATTCTTTACCTGAAACAGGCGAACCTGCATTCTTCCATGACTGTGATACATTCTGCGTTACTTTGAGACCATACTCACTCAGTGCAGTTGCTTTTGCTTCCTCAAGGCTATAAGCCGAAACTTCAAATTTCTTCATTTTAAAAAACATTAAAATTAAACATTAGTTCATATTATTCTTCCGATTGTGATACAAAGATAATACTAAAATTATGAATCTGCAAATTCTCCATAAAATTTTAAGAAAATAAATTCTAAATTTACTCTTAAAAATATTTGCAGATTAACTAAATTTTATATTATCATCGAATCCTTCAATCTGGCAGACACCAACCATCTTCAATAGACGTTGGAATTCTTTTTTGCCAGCAGTAAGCTGACTTTTGGACACTCTAAATACTCCAGCTCTATTCTCACCTACTGTTTCTACAGCAATGATATTAGACGAAATATTCCAGGTTTTGTCCACGTTAAACTCCTTCTTACATAGATGAAACAACATCCACATATACATACCCATCTGACGGGCATAATGATAATGCACAAATGAACCATAATCTTGCATAAAAAATCCTATTGGTTTTCCAGTTGTCTTGAGATCATTCAAAACTAACTTTTTAGAATCCTCATCTATAGTCCAGTTGTCTGCTTTCATCTTTAACTTGAGAATTGTACTCTTCCCATTATATTCACACTTGACATCCATAAAAATTGCATCTTCATTATAAGAAGCAATAGCATCACCAAATATATCAGTTGGACGTATAAGTTTCATTGCTCCTCTATGGGAATTTAAAGAGTTTAGGCAGTTAACACAAACTTCTCTATCTTTACTGGATAATACAATCTTATCTGTATTTCCAGCAATCTTACTCTTTACATAGTAAGGAAATCCTTTAGAGATAATTTGTTTAACTCTATTAGCGGTTAAACTATTTGCATAGTAACCAATTTCATTGCAAGCTAAAACTATTGAGTCATATATACCCTTTCCTTCAGCTCTTTGCTTCATTGCATGATCACATACATCACCAAGTTTAGCAGAAGGCCTTCCCAGATCCTCCTCTAATGAGAAGGATTCTGGTTGTAAAAAGACCTCATGAATAGCTGAACCTAACTGCAATGACCGTGTAGTTTCTTGTTGTATACCATTTTTATACTTCGAAGGACTACCATCTTGGTCAGGGTTGATGTATTTTAATCTAGAGTTAGAGATGTATTCTCTATACTTACTTGAAAAATACTCCTCGTCAGAAATCTTTAATCTCTGAACAGTGTGTAGTAATGGAGTAAGTTTAACGTCGGCTAGTCTTACTTCCATAGATTCTTTCAAATATAGATTTTGCAATAGGAGTAGAACTTTCAGGAATACTGGTCTGTTTATGTGTAATCTCTGAATGTTCCTTAGTATAAAACTCTTCAAGTTCTAAAATAAGTGGCTTTATCACAGTAAGTTCTGCAAATGACAATGTACAATAATAGTCATCGTATATATTTTCTACATTCTCACCATGATTCGTTTTTACTATAACATCCTTAACAGTAAGAATGTTATCAGAAAATTTAAAATCCTCTCTATCTAATTTCCTTGCAAATAAATTCTGTAAGAATATCGTTTCTAGAGCCTCTGGTTCAACTCTATCACCATAGATGCAATCAGAAGGATCTAATTCAGCTTCTTCACACATAATAGGAAAACTATCCCCATTGGAATTAAATCTAGTAAATAACCTAAGCAACCAGGTTGCTTCAGAGCGATCCCACCCAAGGATGTCTAATAAAAATTCTTCCATCTATTTAATTGGTATATCAAGGTTATAAATTCTCCTATGACCAACATTATAGTATTGATTATGAGGAGCATCCATTAAGTAGCAAAAGATTCCAGCATCAGTTGCTTCCTTATAATTTTCATATTTATCGTCGATAAATATATCAATTTTTAAATCACGTAAATGTGCCAATTTACTTTGATCCCAAGGGACAACATGAACTGGAGCACATGGAAGGCCATTCTTTTGTAAACTTTCTTCAATCCATTCAACTGGAATATTCCGAGCAGTTATATAATAATCTACTTCGAAACAAGGTTTATGTAGAATTGGGATATTTACCCAAAAATCCTTATCTTTTTCTAACTGCTTTAAATGCTCTGACATTTCATAATTAGCTTTCCAATAAGGATTCATTTTAGTGCCAAACTTAGCTTCATATGCACCATTGAAATCAAAGATGACATTATCTAAGTCTAAGGCAACTATTGGTTTTGTTGTGGGAGCCATAATTCTATCATCCCCTTGGGGATAAATATGATAGAATTCGCATAGAATTAATGCATTATTGGCTACCTCTGCTATATTGAGCAGTCCTTCTTCAGTGTAATCATTTCCCATCTCAAATTCGTTGAGATGCTTCTTAAGAGATGAAAGAACTTCTGTCCATTTCATCCCTTTTTTCCACTGATTTTCTTCATATGTGTCCAACTTTCTAGTTAGGACACGAGATATTTCTTTAATCCCATGTGCTGGAACTAAATCATATCTAATTTTTTCTTTCATTGTTTAATATGTTCTAGGATCAAATAATATAATTCCAGATGCTGCAGAAATAGACGAAGTCACACTAAACATATCTGATGAAGTGGATGCTTTATCCAGATGTATAACTACCCAATCCCCATCCTGATTTTTACAAATCCCTTTGAATTCTGTTGAGTACCAGGAACCTTCAATATAGACATATTCTTCTGGACACGATGCTAGATATTCACTACAACAAACCTCACCATTGTGACATGCGTAATCAGTTTTAACGTAGACAACTTTGCTATCTGGAATCCAATCTTGCATAATTTCTGACCATGACATACAAGAAGTACATCCTGGTGTATCAAAGTATTCTGAATATACTAACTCATCCTCGTCACTATATTGGCATCCACAATTCTCACATTGATATTCTTCATCCCAATCCTCTGAATCTTCGTAATTTCCATCTGTAAACGAGCATGTGTAGGTATTACGTCTTCGATATGTTGTTAAGACCTTCTCCTCAAGATCTAAATATCTAAAACTATCAATATAAGGCCATTCAGGATAAATCTTAACTAAGTTCAAAACAAAGTGTTCAGTTACAGGTTCAGTATAGTTATCCTTTGGAGATAAAAATACTTGATCGTCACCATCACTAAGAAGGCAATTACTCTCTCGAATATACCATTTATTTTCTTTAGCATAGTTAATAAAGATATTATATAAAGAATCTTCTATGTAATAAACACGATCCATAAAGGTTTTATCCCCAATGGTCCATACTAAAGCTCTCGCTGCTAATTTGTCCTCCTTTAATGCGACCAGCATTCGACACTCTGGTTGTGTACAATAGAGATCAAAATAACCACTACATTCTTTATGAGACATACATGAATTACCCAAAGTATTAGTAATGGCATAATAATTTTCCGAATCATACCAGTATCTAATGTCTTCTCCTTCTACCAATTTAATTTCATATCCACCATAAGACCAGAGTGCTTTAAGAGCATATACAAATTTTTCATAATCAGAGTTAGAAAAGACACCAGTTCCAATTACTTTTTGTATAATTTTACCAGGTTTTCCTGATTGTCTGTTCTTTTTTGCCCATTTACCACTTTTAGTATATTCAGGAGTACAGCCTTTAGGAAGAAATGAAACTTCGAAAGCATCAGTTTTAAGAGTTAGTTGCCGTCCATAGTCTGACAATTTTTCCTTAATTGCATTTATAAACCCTTCTAAAACAGTATCGGGAATTGGAAACAAACTTTCAGAGTTCTCTGCTTTTGTCTTAGTATAAATTTTAATTAATTGATTAGCTTCCAGAAGATACTTAGACACTTTATCTTCATTATTTGCAACTAGTCATGCCAATTTATCCTCAAAACTCTCTGAGAGTAATTGTAATGTAATAAATTCCGATTTCATTTAAAACAAATTTAATGATTCTTTTCTTATTTCATTCAATATTGATTTGACTAAATCTGGATCTACTGAATGTGGTAAATCACTGTCTTCAAATTTTTGCTTCAACCCTTTAATTTGATTTCTTGCTGATTCAAGTAATTCTTCTAAAGATACTTTTCCATGTCTAATAGATAGTAAATATTCAGGGTTCTTAACTCTAACATTAATAGTTTTAAGATCTAAGATATCATTAGCACATTGTAATAATCTTATACAATGTAACATATTTTTGCCATCGATCTTTTGTCCATGATTTTGAATATCTACATATCTTTGTGTGTTTCTTTCTTTCAGCCAAGTTTGGTAGGAATTATAGTCTTTACAATGCTCTCCCCAACCATTCCTATTGTAGTAAAGGTTGCACCTACACATAGGAATTTGCCATTCTGGAATCTCTGAAAGTAGTAATTCAACATCATTACAAACTCCTTTATATCCAAAATCTTTCCAATCTTTATATCTAGGATTAGACAAGTCTTTGGTCTTAGACATTTCTTTAATGTCATCATACCACAAAGCATAAAGATTCTCTGAATCATTGACTTTAGCAAGTCCACAGCAATCCTCATGCATCTGATTACGCTTTAACCATTCAGCAAGAGGATATGTTTTACAGTTATCAATAACTTTTAGAAAATCAATTGGCCTTTTTCTTTTTACTTTATCAGCCTCCCAATTCATTTTCTTATTTAGCCCTTTAGCCTTTTCTACTTGTTGGTATGCATAACCAGCAAAACTAAAGTAGCATTGTTTAGTTAGAAATGCACTTCTATGTTTCGATATAATATCCCACAAAGGGTGCTTTTCTAGAATACAATCTTCAGGAATATACAAAAGTTCCAACATTGTAGGATTTCCACTACAAAGTAGTTGCAAAAATCTTCTAACTTCATATAAGCAGGCATCCTTATCCAGGTTAATCTGTTCCTTATATTCCATCCCTAAGACTTCCATAGGATCCTGAAGATATACTCCCTTTGTATCAATGTCAGAGTCAGGCGTATTTGTTCCATACGCCTGACTTCCAACAATTGCATTTAACAATATGATTTTATTCATCCTTTAAAGCTTTACAGAAACTATAGCATAACTGTCCAGCTAATGAACCAAGGTCAGAAGTTTCTGTTACTGGAGGATCAAAGTACAATTTAAACTCTAAATCTCCAACATCGTTTAATCAACAATCCACGATACTGTCTTGTGCTAAAGTTTCATCTCTAAAAATTACTTTACAAGTTTTCATAATTGAAATTAATTTCCTTAATAGGAGTAAGATTAAAGGAACTTGGAGTAACCATAATCTTCTCTCCTAAAATAAGGTTTTTAGATAGACTTTCAGGAGGATATAAATAGCATCCTAACTTATTTTGATTACATAAAGAGTCATAGAAATGTGCTCCAAATGCAACTTGTTTAAAGTCTATATCTTGTTCAAGAAGATATTCAAATGCTTCTTGCGAGTATTTATTTGATGACCGACCAGAAGGCATCAAAGGAAGTAGTACAAAGTATAGAACAATATCTTTATATTGATTATAAATTTTAATAAAGTCATCAACAGACTTTTTATCACTAATTATATAATGAATATTGATATTAGTGTTCCCAAATTCATGCAGAAGTACTACAGCACTTCTCCAAGCAGAATCTATTTCTGGATTCCATGTATTTGCTGAAACAGCAACTCCTCCTACATATTTGGAAGTGGCTGCTAAAATTTCTTCTGCATTACCATCATATTTGGCTATTGAGATTCCATTAGTTGTATAGTTAGGAACGATCCCCAAACTATATATTGTTTTGAGAAACTCACAAAACTCAGGATGAATTGTAGGTTCTCCTGTAGAACCAATTGCAATCTGAAAAGGTTTCTCATTCTCAGTCATGTTGCCAAAGAAAAATTTAGCCTTTTCACATATATGATCATGATTTACTCCTTTAGATGTGGCTCCAACATAACAAAATGGGCATCCTAGATTACAAAGAGTATTAATTCCAACATCGTAGAATTCTGGGTAATCTAATTCTTTAGCTTGCCCAGAACCTAATCGAACAGTCTTTAAATCATGCCAAATTGCATTATAATTCTTATCTGGGAATACTCTTTTCTTAATTCCCCATGCTTTCCAATCTTTCATTTTTATTAAGAATCAAAAGAAGCATTTTGTTCAAATATATCCATTATATTAGATAAATATTTGGCAGCTTCAGTGTAGTTTTCTTTTTTTGGGATAACTTTATAACCTCTATCATAATAGTTATAGTACTCATCAGGTTCTTCCTCTAACTCAAAGGTAAATAAGTCATCTGCTGTAAGTGTAGAATCAGCGATTTTTAAGATACTATTAACAATATCTTTTAATCTATCTAAAGTATATTCTGTACAAACCGTATAAATCTCTGTACTGCTGTTTGTAATTACATCAGAAACAGATTGTATTTTAATTATAATTCTCTCCATCTTCAACAGTAAATGAATTATCCCCTGGAAAATGCTCCTTTAATAATTGTTTTATTAAAGTGTACATCTGTCTTCCAGTCTTTTCATGGTCTTCTGAGTAACTAATCTGAAACGTAATAACATATCTAGATTCATCAATTGTAAAGATATCAGAAGGACTTGAATACTTAACACCATCAGGAAGGAATGAATTAAGATATTCCTGAACCATCTTTATTGAATCTTCAGATAAAGAAGATATAGCACAAAAGATCTCACTAGATGAATTTGTAATTAAATCCGATTCAGATTGTATATTTATTTTTATTTTCATATTATCCTAAATGATAGCGGGAACCAAAGGTCATCATCTTTTCTTGTCGCTCCCAATCTGGATTTTCCCCTTTTGAGAAAACAAAAACTAAGTTTGGATTAAGTTTTTGTTTAATGAGTTTATCCCAACCTTCTTTGAGTCGTAATCGAGAAATTTCCCATTTTTCAGAATTTGGATCCCACTCTTTATAATTTTTGTAAAGATCATTTGGGTCAATATTAAATTCTCTAGCCCAACGAGTTTGTCTACTTGTTTCTCTAGTTATTCGTTTATTGTCCCAGTTCCAATCATAATTGTCGTAAGCATAAGAAAGATACGTTTCTAAAGAGTTGGGACTTAAATCCTGTACTGACTGTGGGTCATCATATTCGTGCTCCCATCCTGGAACATTAGAATCTAACATATCACTTACAACTCCAGTGGTTCCAGTAAATACAAACAGCTCACTAGAACTATTTGTAACCACATCAGTAAATGATTGAATTTGAAATACAAATAATGGTTTCATATAACAAAAAAGAGTAGAAGATCCCTCTTCTACTCTTTCAATTTAATTAATTTATAAAATTCTTCTTTAGGAATAATAACAACTTCTCCAGCTGAGCAAATATTAGTCTGCTTTTTAACTTGTTTATTTCAGATTAAAATAAATGGTTTATCCTTTAATGGACACTCTGCACTTATTTGATGATATGCTGGAGTATTCTGAGTACACTTTAACTGAACATAGTAAGGAAACTGGTTTTGAGTATCAATCAAATCTACTTTCTTATCATCAGTAGATTTAGACTCAGACCTGGAGGTAACAATTCCTTCATATCCTAATTCCCTAAGTTCCTTAGCTATTTTAGTTTCATATGAATGTCCTTTAGTTCTAGAGTATGATTTAGACCTCTTCTTCTTTGGACTTTCTTCTTCTTTCTTCTTCGGCATTAACCTTAAGTTTAGCTTGTTCGATTAAGTTCAATGTTTTTTCCCTACCATACTTCTTATAATAGTCAGAAATATCTTTCGCGCCAAAATGACGGGGGATTCATAACACATAAACATCTGGAAATTGTTTTCTAAACTTATTCATGTGAGTTATTCCAGCAGAGTCATTATCGTAAAAAAGAATAATTTTTTTAAATTTTTTACTTAGCCTTTCAAATTGAGCCTCTGTAACAAAACAGTTCTCAGAAATTGGGGCTATAGCTGTAATACCACAACTATATAAACATGCAACATCTTTTAAAGATTTAGTAATTGCAAGATATTCTCCTCCCTCTTTGGGAAGAGCATGTGCTCCCTGCAACCTAAAAGATTTTCAATTAGATATAAATTTATACTTTGTATTGCCAGGAAAATATATTCTCCAGCGTTCAATATCTTCTCGAATACCTCCAAAATACCCAAAAACTAATTGTTTATCTTTATGAAGATGAAATATGTTTCCATTTAGAAAAACGTTCTTACAGGAAAATATTCTAAATTTCCTTAATATCTTTCTAGTAACTCCAAATTTTAGCCATCAATCTAACTCATACTGCTCAAAATCCTTCACTTCTATTTGTATAATAGCTTCTTGTGTTTCCTCAAACTTTTTATTTGTATATTTAATAAGAGGGGGATTAACTTGCAGCTTAGGTCGAGAGACTATTCCAAAGTCATTAGCAATAATATTTAAGGCTTTTCCGTAAGAGCATTGAAATTTATACATTACAACCGAAATGAAATTACCTGAAAAATCACCACGGAAGTCCTTAAATATAAGATCTCCTTTCTTGTTTCTATAAAAAGCACAAGTGGGTTTATTATCTTGTCTTAACGGAGATTTTAGGAGCCCCTTTTTCACAGGGACTCCTAAATAATGCTCCATTAAAGTTTCTTCACTTACACTGTTCAGAATTAGTTCTTTAGTAACAGTGGTCGGTCCTAATGTAAATTGCATTTAAACTTCTAAATTTAGAAAGGCAAATCGTCGTCATCAATTGAACTGGAACTCTCTTCTTCCAATTCATCAATATCACGACGCATGCTGTCGAGTTCAGAACCAGTATTAGCCATATTAGTAGGCTGAGCAGCGTTTGCTTTATCAATTTGTGCCTTTTCATAGGCAGATAAAGTTAGATCCTGCCCAATGAATGAAGTACTCAAGAAGAGATCTCCATTCTTGCTGATTCTTGCAGGAAATCCTGGAAAACCACAGAAACGACCATTAGGCAGAAGTTTAATCTGAACCTCTGTACCAACTACTGGATCGAGAATCTTCTTAACCAGTTTAATAAGAGTGTCAAAATCACTTGGTGCAAACTTGGCAGTCCCATCCTGAATCTTTTTATGTGCAGCAGGATTTAGTGCAGCAATAATATGCATAAGTTTACACATAAACTGTTCTGCCTGAGAAGGATCAGTAATAGCTGAATTGAAACGATTAGGCATACGTTCTGAGGACTTAGGCTCGAACATACGCTCATTATGAAGAGCACCTACTTCTCCTTCATCAACACCCTCAAAGGAAAAATCAATTGTTGAATATTCGCTAGTTCCTTTCTCAACACCAGTGAATCTTACATTGTGAATACCTGCACGCAAATAACTCGCTGCGGGTTTAACCTCAGCACGAGCCGCGCTGGTAGCATCATACATTCCCATATTATTTATTTTTATTAAAAAGGTAATTTATCTAATTCTTCAAAATTTGTTATATCTAAATCAAGGGTCTCCTCTTTTAATTCCTCTGAAGCCAATTCTGTACTAGAATCTTCAGTAACTGCTATCAGGTCAAATACCTGATCTCTAGTACTTTGCTCTAGTTTGAATATAGAACCATATTGTAATAGCATAGTTCTTTGCTTACCTTTAAAAGAAACAGTATTTGATTTAGTTAACTTGTTCCCAGCATCTTTATCCGCAAACATTTCAGATTTGCCAATAAGAGGAATAGTTACCTCATTAGATTTTTGAGAATAAGCAATTGAGATTCTATCTCCAGCAGTTGCTCCGATTAGAGCGGCTGCTTCAGGGGAAATAATTAACTTATTTTCTCCTACTTCAATGATTGGTTGTCCATTAGAGTTAACCTTTGGTTTTGAAGATTTAATTTCTTCACACTTTAAGTTACTAATAGACTTGGTTGTTTCATCAAATTCAAATGTTACTTTAAACATATGATTTATTTAGACAGAGAGGGATAGATTCTCTCCCAATGAGATACAAATGTACCATCTTCTTGATACTCAGCTACAATGATATCTTTATTTGCCAAATGAGCAGGACGAGCACCACAAAGTACTTCTCCATTCATACCAAAATTGATACACAAATTAGACTCTTCATCACGATGAACAAATCCAATTGCATCAGATTTAGCAGATAATACTCTTTTAGTTTTACCTACAAGATCAAGATCTTTTACAGATCCATCAAGACCTTCAGATAATGCTGTATCTTTAACGTGACCACAAATAATTAAGTTAGGAGCAGCAGAGGCAATTAAGTCAATAACTGCTTCCAGTGCCTGTCTTCAAAAACTATATCCAGTTCCATTGGGAATTTGTGTAACGTCCTTAATTTCATACTTTGTAGTAAACTGAGGAGAATTTTGCCACATTTTAAGAGCCATATCTTTGGTCATTTCTTCTAAGGCTGTGATTGTATCAATTGTAATATAAGTATATGGCTTTCCTGCATCCTTGATAGCTTTAATAACCTCTTTCAGCTCTTTTAAACTAGAAACCTTAACTTTAAGAGCATCTACATATGTAGAACCATTTTCAAAGTCAAGAATAAGATTATTTTCCAGTGTACTAAGAATGGTAGTTTTTCCTACTTTAGGAAGTCCAAATAGAATTAAGTTTTTAGGATCCTGAGTTTCAGCGGGAACCTTCGCTGTTGGTAATACAATAGACATATTATGATAAACTATATACGATGTTGTTCTTATCTATTTCTACTGTACCTACTACAGTTGTATCTATACCTCTAATGTTAGCGTTAATGTCCAAATATTTTGTGAAGTCAGTAATATCTCTTCCTAGTGGAAGCTCTTTAAACCACCCAACTTCTCCATAAAATCCACATCCTATTACTCTGTCTGCAATACCATATCTATTCTTAGATACAATAATACTTCTAAATCTTCCAGCTAAACTATGAGGTCCGAGAATTTTATACTCTCGGTATGTTGGAATTTTGTCTCTTGCAGGATAATATAGTTGAAGAACTACATCACTATCTTGAACAGGTCCTCCTGAATCCTTTACGTCATTTAAACCTGGTTCATTAAGTTCCGCTTTTCTTCTATCCATAGAAGAAGATTCTCTATTCTGCTGCATTAAAGCCATTCAAGAAAGATAAAACTTACGTTTTAGTGTAACCATAAAAGACGAAGTTAAATCAATTTCAGCTTTTAAGGTTCTTCCTTCTTCTGGTCTAATTAATGACATATGATCAATAACCCCAATTACTCTTTGCCTAGGATGTTTTGGAACATAAACTTCTTTATTTCCTACATTTTCTATAGAACCTAATTTCTTCATAAGCTCACAGATCTCTTTATATAGAATGCGAGCATTAAGACCCTTATCAAGAATAATTAACCTGGAACCAAGAGTTGCAATCCAGTCTCTTGCCTTCTTTAGATACTGATAATCAGAATCACTGAGAATAGAATCAAAGGAAAGGATATCATTTATAGTAAGATATACTCCAAATTCTTCTGCACAATACAAAGCCATAAGCTTCGCTAGTAGCACTTCAGAACCAATCTCCAAACTAAAATAAACAAGATATATAGGTTCTTTAGGATAATCCTTAAAAAGCCGATATATAAAATACAGAACTAAAGCAGTTTTACCTGCAGAAGATGCTCCAGATATACAATAGTATCTTGAGGGTTGTATTCCACCTATAATCTTGTCTAATTTAGGTAATCCTACAGACAAACCTTTATTTTCCCCTTTTCTACCTTGCTCAATTAAATGCCAAAGTAAATTTAGATCCTCCATTAAAAATCCTGATAAACATCAAAAGAAGTACCAACATCAGGACTAAATCCTTCAGCCTTCATCTGTGCAAATTCATTCCATTTATGAGAAGCAACGAACTCAAGAATAGAAACCTTACAAAGCTTGTTTTCACGAGCCCATCGTAAAATTTCCATCACCTCTTTATGCTTTTCTGGATTATGCCCTATTTGAGAAGAATAATAAAAGTAAAATTCCTCTAAAGTATAAAATTTCTTAGCAATATTCCTAAGACTAGCCATCTTTCCATTAATTTGGATAAATGGTTCATAGTTATCAAATAGTTCCTTTCCAAGAACTCCTGATTGTTTATAATACTTCTTTAGAAAATTTTTATTAAATTCGATATCATTAGGAACATAAGATTCTGGATTATAATTTTTCTTGATTATGGATTTTTCTTTTAGGCTCTCAAACATGGTTTTCAGTTTCTGTTTTCCCTCACAATCTGTCCACCACTTTAAGAAAAGCTCAGAATGGCCTTCTTCATCCCGAGCATAGAGAGTTAATCATATTAGTAACAGTTCGTCTGCACTAATATGATATTCAGCCATTATGTTAAGTATGGTATTTAACTCCATTTATATAGTTTTGGAAGTTAAATTCAAATCTAAGTACCTACGGTTATTACGATACTTAGTACTGTTTAAAATCTATAGTTAGTAATTACATCATCTCGTTTTCTTGTGATTACTTCTTCTCCTTTTAAAACTAAGTCAAGTTGATCTTCAGTGATAGTAATATATGAAATTCCTTGATGGGCCTTATTAAACCAGGATTCTTCGTTAGTGCCTTTAACAACCAAAGTAAAAACTTCAGTTATCTTATTATTAACATAACGCAATCCCCTTCCCAAAATCTGCCTTGCATCAATTCCAGAACTAGTTCCACTAATTCTAATCTCACAATTTATATCAGGGCAATCTAATCCTGCATTAGCTGCTTTAGATGTATTAAGAACCCCTGAAGATTGAGACTTAAACAATGCAATAGTTTCTGAGTTTTCTTGTTTTTTCTTTTTGCTATGAAGAGTATATCCAACTTTTAAAGATTCCGCATCCTTAATAGTGGCTGAAAAAGTAATAATTTTTTTATCTTTTCTTGCTTCTATAATTTTTTTCGCTATTTCAAACTTTTTAGGGTGAGACATAACAAATTTTTTGCGCTTCTGCATTAATTGCATCCACGCCATAGCAGCATTTAAAACCTGCTTTCTATCATATCCCATCTTATAAGCATAATTATTACGGAACTTTCAATCAGTTGCACATTTCATTGCAGAATTGAAATCAAAATTAAAGAACGCAAAGACTGAATTAAACTTTTGGTTCATTACATAATAAGTATCCATGTCATCAACCTCCACAAGAACTTTGTAATACCTAAATGGCGATAATCATCCATTTTTTATTGCTTCTTCAGTTGTAATGACATCGATTACTTTAGTATATAAAGATAGTAATTCCTCTCTTCCATCAAGTCTTTCTAAAGTAGCTGTAAGCCCCAGAAAGAAATCATATTTAACTTGATCAAATATTTTTATCGACTGCTCCGATACCGCAGTATGAAGCTCATCAATTATTAGAAAATCAACTTCTCAAGATTTTTTTAAAATAGAATTAATAACCTCAACAGTAACATTTCCAAAGAATTTAGTTTTAGCTACGTCCCTTAGTCATTGTTCCTTGAGAATTGTTGTAGGTACAGAAATTAGAATTTTAGCATCTGGTCTAATTTTTAGTAATTTCACACAAGCCATTAAAGCTCCAAATGATTTACCAACACCAGTACTTCAAACCCAAATCCCATTTCCTTTATTATTAATTCATTTTTGAACGCCTAATCGTTGACGTTGAGTTTTGTCCATTAGTCACGTCAATAGTAACCGCACTCATCACATCTATAAGTCTTACAGTTGGAACACTTATCTGCAAGATTTTCATAGAAAGCTTCATCAGAATCTTGGTAAGCATAAACATGCTTAGATTCTCCAGGAGGCCAATCAAAATCTGAATACCTTGCATATGATCCAGAAAGATCAGCTGTATGTTCATAAACTTTATCATTAAGCCTAATAATCTCTAAGATAAAATTTAAACAATTATTTAACTCCGTTAAATTTCCATATTCTTTGTGTGTATGAGCACAATAATATCCACACGAAATATTAACTGCAGACAGATTAATGTTTTCTTTTAAAGTTCCAACATCTGTCATTGTACCTCGTGCCTCTTTGTACTTATATTTTTCTAAAAGACTATCTATATCTTCTAGAAACTCATCTGAAGTAATGTCTATGCCATTAGTATGTGTAATCAAATCTTGACCTCCCATTCTATCAGCTTGTAACAGGAATCTGCAATTATCAAAGAAATCAATATTTAAACCTGCAATTTCTGCTCCTATACAACCCATTTCTTCTTGAGTTGTGAAACAAACCTTTAGGTCTGGCAGACAATATAAACAATGTAGACAAATATAGATACCAAAACAGTCATCTAATCCAAGTCCACATTGTTTTCCTGTCTTCTTATAATAGCCATAAATTTTATTCCCTTTAATTTTTGCACATTTTACACCTGTATAATGTAAGATTTCATCAAGATGTGCTACTAGACAAGGATATACTGCTGGATTAGTAGTATTTTTTGTAATAAAAAGATTATTTTCATCATCCATTTCAAATTGTATACCTTCTATTGTATAACAGAAGTTAAGTATATAAGTTATCATGGACTGTTCCTGTCTAGAAGGATGTACTATTTCGCATAGAGCTTTTAATAGTGTTGTATTTACTTGTTCCAAAATTACTAAAATTAATTTTCAGAACCTAATCTAAATTCCAATTTTTATATTCTGCTACTCGTTCAATATCCTTCTTAATTTTCATCCATTTATTGATATGATAATCAAGATCATTGTCCAAAAGTAGTAAAACTTTGTCTCTAAGAGTTTTAAGAGCAATTGTAGACAAGGAAGATATTTTAGGGAGATCAGAAAGTTGAATTAAAGCTCTAAACTCAGCAAATGAAAGTCCTGTAGGACTTACACGCAGTCTAATATCAGGATTAAGACAAAGTCTTTCCTTGATAACTTCCATTCGATTTCTAATTTTACCTCCTGTTTCTAATTCTGTAAGCTCTTGTTTTTCTTCGTCTGTGAGTCAGATTCCCTGCGCAATAATAAACTTGTCTGTAATCATCTTTTTGTTAAGTACATCAAGCTTATCAAAACATACATCCATTAACTTCCCTACAGTAACTTTCTCATAGATAGGAGGAAGTCCAGTAAATAAAACTGAAATACTGTCTTCCACATCTACGTTATTTGCTTTTCTTTGGACATTGATAAAGTCAAGTAGATCTTTATTAGTTTTAATATCTGTCTCACAATCATGCATTAAATATCTTGCAAACAATTCAGCATTACAAGAATCTCAACATTTTTGGATGTTTTCGCGAATTACTAATTTACCAGGTTTGTAAATGTCCCTGTTAGTTAGCATTTGTTCGCAATGACGATGATATCGCTTTAGTTCATTCTGGGAAATATCCATTAAACGAATGTTTACACCAGTTTTGTCTTTTCATACCAAGCTATTAATATCATTGTCTTTAGCCGTTATAGCTTCCTTTAACTTAGCTCCAAATTCTGTATCCATATTTAATCAAACTTAAATTCTTTCATATTATTTATCTCTTTGTGTTTAATGAAGTTTATAAAATAATTAGCATTAAATTTATAAACTGCAAAATCTTGTATTTCTCTATTATATCACTGAGTTTCTCCAGCTTTCACACTTTCAAATTGCAGATATCCAGTATCTCCAATTTTGAGAGTGTCTTTATAGTCTCAATTTGGAAGCATTACAACAGTGACATATTTTAAATCATCGCAAGGATCTCTATTAAGGTCCTCAAACACCAATTTAGAATATTGTCCAGTCTGAACTGCAACTAAACAACATTTAATTGTAATCATTATAACAATATCTAGAAAGGTAATTAATACCAAGTAAATGAAACCTCGTATTATCTACAGTAGTATCCATAGTACTATGGTAATGCCCATAATACCAATCTTCTACTGGTCCTTTTTTAGACATTTCTTCGTAGCAAGTTTGAAGATAATTTCTCTCCCAAAGTAATTCTTCCAGTAATGAATCATCTCCATCACAAAATTCCATTACTAACTTTCCTATTCCATAAGGGTATGCACAGGTAGGAGCACAATGGGACGCAATAATTTGACAATATGGAATTGAATCAAAATTGTCCAACTCAACAATCTTTTCATCTTCCCAATATCCCCATTTATTATTTTTTCTATAGATTCTATCTATAGAAGTTCCACCTCCAATACACAAGATATTTTTATCTTTATATTGAATTACAGAATAATCTTCAACCGCTTTGAATCTCTTGTTATAAAGGTTTTTAAACTGTTGAGGATCATCGTGATTCCCTCTTATGGCGATAATATAATTATTAGTTTTTTCGCAGAGCTTATTTAAGAAAGAGATCTTCATACTTTCAAGATCAGGAGAAAATCCTAATCCTACATCTCCACATAAAACAATACAGGAGTTAGATATCTTTTGTGGGAATCCAACTCCTGTATTTATAAAATACTTTAAATAATCTAAATTACCATGAATATCCACGTTGTTATCCTATAAGCTTTTTATCCTATAGTTCTATAAGTATTTTGACATTCCTTATAGGTCAGCATATATTTTTATCCTACAATAGGATATTGAGAACTCGTGGTGAGATTATATTTATTCACTCACTATGCGTTACACTGTCTTATAGCCTTTCGCAATCTATAAGATTAGCACGGTATTAAAACTTAGCAAATTTTCTAGTTAGAAAGTATGATGCCCCATTATATAAATAATTTTTAATTAGAGCTCTTCTTCCATGTCCCGTAGCAATACGTAACCTTCAATATTTAGTAGTTTTTCCATCTACAACTTCAATATGATACAACATTGAAGGTGTTAAAGGATTTTTTTGAAAGAGATCTTTAAATACATCAATGACCTGAGTAAGAAACTTAATAGAGTTAAATACAAAACTAATACAATGTTTCTGTACACACCCATCTCCATCCAAAAATCCTCTAATTATATCTCTGTGAAATTGAGATGGGATATTTTCAAATGGAAATCTAAAGTGTACATCATAGGTTTTTCTATTAGTTATATTATATTTATCTTCTAATATTTTAGCCATATACTCAGAAGTTCACTGAAGAGTATACTGAGGTTTTCTATGTCCTATAGGGTTTTGTCATACTCTCAGCACTTGATTAGGACAAATTTTAGAATGAATTAGTTCAATTATTTCAGAATCATCAATATTATTAGAAAATGCAATTCTATAGCTAGTTACATTTTTTCTTTCCTCTAACCTAATACATCCATCAGCAATTAAAAACCCTAAGATATAAGCTTTATCTTCAGAATCAATTACATCAAAGTAATGTTCATTAATATACTTATACTGTCTTCCTCTTTTTAGTCCAAGTTCTTTTAAAATTTTTCCTACTTTTCCTGGATACGTACCAATAACATTTGCTATTTCTTGAAGAGTTTTCCCAGATTTATACATTTCTGCCGCAGTCTCTTCAAATCCATCAATTAAATTATACTTTTGTTTTCCCATAAATTTTATATTTTTGTGTATACAAAAGTAATAATTTTATTAATGATGCCAAAATTTTTCTACCGTTTTTTCTCAATACATCTACTATATTACTATAGTAGCGGGCAATTTCTTACCACAGAAATATAGATCATTAATGTCTTCGGGTAACTTAATCAACATCTCCTTTATAAGCATTCATAATGGATTTCTCCTTACGAAGCCAAGAACCTTCCTCCATAGCAATATCTAGAGCAGTACGTGAAATTGATTCTTCTTCAACTTGTTCTTGAACAAGTCGTCCAGTTTCATCGTTATCTCCATTTAGCCAATTAAAAGTGGCCCAGTCCCCCTCTTCAAGAGCTGCATCCACAATTTCATAAATAAGTTGAGTTGTTTGAATCTCCTTATCTACAGTTAACTTAAATGGCGTTACATTATCTTCAAAAGTTTCACTAATGGCAGGAATATCAGGGTAAATATATGCTGCATCATTCTCATTCATATATGTACGAATCCATGAATGATGATGATATTCTTCATCTGCACGTTCTTTATAATACTGTTCTAGAACAGCTAATCCTTGCACTCCATAAAAGTTAGAAAAACTCATATAGAGATTATGATTATACAGTTCGTGCTTTAATTGCCGCAGTAAAAGTTTTTGAATATTCTCAGATAAAGTACACTTCCTTCTCTTAATATCTAATTTCTCTGTTGATTCCTGTGCCTCAGTTTTTAATTTCATTGTCTTTGCATTCCTTTGTCATGAAACAGCGTAATTTCTTATTATACGCTGTCATCTCTTTAATTTCCTCATCGGTTTCACAATCTTTAGCATATACTAAACAACAACCATTGGGAGTAATCTGCACTATTCTGATTTCATATTTCATTACCAGATATGTAATTTATAGAGATTTTCATGGAAATTTAAATTGAATTGCAATTCAAAGCATCCAAATAAATATGCATCAATCTCAAATTCATGGTCATTGATTTCAAACCTAAGATTGAAATCGTCATCAGTAGTATAATATCTTGTAATATCAGACTCGTTAAAGAAGATTAAGTTAATATCTTCTGTTATCATTGGAATCTCTTCCAACTCTATTGTAACTTCATCCACATATCCAGATTTTACAGAGTAGTTATTGAGATATTTCTCAATTTTTGGATCCAACGATATGTCACTGTCATATTCATGATTAACACATGGATACCAGTGATTTCCGACTTTTTTAATCTTAAAATGAACCATTATCTTCTGGTAGATCTAAACAATCACTTGCATGAGTTGCAAATAAATCCGCTAACTCATTAAATTTGTTATTATTGTGGCCTTTTACTCACACAAAAGTAACCGTATGAAACTTCAATAATTCATAAATCGGATATCACAAATCAAGATTCTTTTTGGATTGATCATTGTCTTCAACCCACTTGGTAAGATGCTTGTTGTTAATACTCGATACTACATATTGAGAATCCGAATATATGGTTATTTGTTCAGGATTTGTAAAATATCTAAGACATTCTAAAACCCCTAGAAGCTCCATACGGTTGTTAGTAGTGTTTTTATAACCCCTGTAAAGCTTTTTTATAACTTCACCATTTTGAGTTATTATTGCGGAGTATCCTCCGCAGTTAATGGATGGTTTGTAACTACCATCAGTTCAGCATTCAAACATTTAAATACCTCGTTAATTAAGAATCCCTGCAAATAACATAGAAACTCTTCATCTAACTCAACTCCTCTGAAAGTGCAGATTTTATGAGCAGCATGAAGACATTCATGTATAACGTTATATGCAGAATCTTTTATATCTGTATCATCGTATAATGCAATATACAAAAACTCATCAACATCTGATTCAGTAGAATAAAAGGTTTCTGCAACTACATTTGGTGCACTATGTCCGAATACTTTGTTATGAACATCCTGAAGGTAACTTTCTACGGATAGTGGACTTCCAATTAGGATTGACACTTTAACATTAAGAATAGGAACAGTAAATTCCCTAGCTTTCTGTATCATCTTTTACCTCTTCGTATTCTGTAAATTCATAGATATAAGTATTCCCCCTAAAGGTGGATTCACTATCTGTTAATGCTTTTTCAAAGCATTCCTTGAATTTATCTACATTTTTAGTAGAAACTTTACCATGAATTATAACTTCGTACTCCATTAGAATTTCTTAGGATTCATTGCCCATATTTCTTCTTCAATAGCCTGAGATACATTCATTCGTACTTCACGAATATTATCTTTAGTAACTTCAGCTACTTTGAAAGGATGTTCAAGGGCTCTTTTGTAAGCTAACTCACGACCAACCTTCTTTACGAAACGATCTTTAGCTGAACATACAGCTACTCCAAAAGATAATTTTGTACGATCTTCGTTAAGCAGACTACAAATAGTAATTCGAGGCATAGGCTGAATTGAAGATTTGTAAAAACCAACAACATCATCAAGAGTAAAATCTTGAGTTCCTACAACTAAAGCCTTTACAGTGCTCAGCGGAACACTGTAATAAAAACGTGCATTTTTCATATTATATATGTATTAAATTTCCTTCGGTAGTTTGAAGTCTAAAAATTTTTGCATCAGTCGATAGTTCTCCACAAGTAGAATCAAATATATAGAAAGTATCTACATAGGGAACCAATCCTTCATAATTTATTAACTTCGGTCTAAATAATCTATAAACTGGCATTTCTACTTCAGTGAGAGTCTTTATACTGTATATAGTTCTATCTACTTTATAAAAGTCTATAGGAACCTTACTTGCAACAGCTTTTGCGAACTTTACATAGTAAAAAGGACTAATTGAGTAAATTCTATCCAGAAAGTATAAAGAATCATTGATTTGCCAAAGTATTGCTCTGGCACAAACCTTGCCTTTTTCATCAAGTGCTACAGCAATCTTTACATCAGCTTTTTCATAAAACTCAAAAAAATCTTGACACTCAGCATGTCGCATACAAGAATTATGTAATGTAGATTTTATACATCTTAATTCTTCTGCATAATTATCTTCTAAATATGCTATACGTATTTTTTCAGGTTCCCAAATTTCTACACTAAGAGTTTCTCCATATCCAGAAACAAAATTGGATATCCTTTCGATATCACATCTATCCAGATAAAGGGCCCAATTGAACTTATTGAGTAATCGTCCTATAGTAGTTGTTTTCCTATTACTATCTATATATGCACGTGTGGGCTCAAAATCCTTTTTAAGAGTTTTCTCTATAGGAAGATAAGAAACTTTGCCTGTATTATAGTCAATATCTAGATAATTGACCTTTTTAGAAGGATTTAGTTCTAGAATGGCAGATAATCCAGCTGGGAATGCTTTCATAATAGATATAAACTCATCAGACATTCTAATAATGTTCTTTCCTAAGTCATACTCCTTATATTCAACAACACCCTTATACTTAGTTACCATTTTTAATGCCCACATGGACATATTTGAAATAATATGTACACCTTTTGGGCATCCATTTTTTACATCTACTTGTTCTGCATCTTTAACTCTTACTGGAATTAACTGATCTACATAGTATAACTGCCTAATATGATCGGAAACATAGTCTAAATAATCATCTTCATACTTAAAGTAGTATACTGGAAATGATTCAAATACTTTTGATTTCTTCTTGAAGCTATTTTCTATCTCTACACTTTTTTCTACCCAAAGATCATGAATTTCTCTCCATGAATGTGATTTTGGGGTGGGAGTCTCTGCCCAATGTAAAGAGTAATTAAATATTTCTGGAGATAACCTAGATAAAATAAAGGGTTTACAGCTTAACTCGTAAGGAAAACCTTTTATCTGCAACCCTTTATTAAATTGTTCCACTAGATCATACTTATTGCAAAATGCAACAAACTCATCATAAAAAAAATCTAATGCAGTCATTTTTTATTTCTCTTATATATCTTTTTTGATTCTTTAATCTTAGTTTTAGGAAGAGGCTTACCATATAATTGGATCTCCTCTTCCCTTGATTTTTTCCTTACAGCCTTTATGTAATCTAAGATACGTTTATTTTCTAGAGAATTTAGCTTTCCACTCTTCTCCCCATCTTTTACCTTTTTCATAACGTAAATCGATTGTATAATCGCTATAATTGTAGTCGCTAACTATTGTTTTAGGATTTGGAATATTACAATCAAAATCCTCATCTTGTAATCTTAAAAAATTACTCTTTAAATAATTTTTTATTCTCCTTTTAACGATTCTGTGATAAATGCCTTTAAGACCTTTATCTTTAAAAATTGGAAGTTTGCGACTTTTTGACATAACTAAAGTTTGCGATTTAAATAACTACTAAAATCTGCTTTTACAGGACAATATTCTTCATTCGCAAATAATGACGAAGTAAGAATCATGTCTGCTGTAGTTCTATTTGTTGCAAATGCAATATTATATAAGGATGCCAATCGAGTTAATGCAGAAATATCTGTTTGATGTCCTTGTGTAATAAGATTATCACAGAAGAAGATTAATACATCAATTTGACCTTGTGCAATCATTGCACCAATCATTTGATCTCCTCCAAGAGGTCCAGAAAGAACAGAGGTTACATTTAAATATTTATTTACAAAATATTCATTTCCTTTCCAGTCTGTTTCTGCAACTTGTTTAACCATGATATTGCCAAGTAACTTACCTGTAGTACCTGTAGCAATAATATGATGATTATATAATGACTGTTTATTGAATTTAACCCAATCAATTAATTCCTTTTTCCTTGCATCATGTGCAACAAGTGCAATGTTTAATTTTTTCATATTTAAAATAATTCTTCTGGATCTTTAAAATTAAGTAACTCATTAGGAGAAATATAATAATATCCTACCTTATAATCAGCATATTTTACGGTTTTACACTGTTTATAAATTTTAACATCAGGAAACCCTACAGGAAACAACCAGTAATAGTAAATATCCTCAGAATTAGTAGTTTCCCAATTCTTATTTCCAAATCTAGATAGTAAAGGTAATTTAATTTGTGCTCTTGTTAACTCAATATAATCTCCTCTACCTCCATGAACTACTCTTTCAAAACCATTTGCAAATAAGAATCCATTCTTAAGATATAGTTTTTGTTCAATCATAATTCATATTTTAGGGTGTATAACCGAATTCGAATCGGTGACCTCCAGAGCCACAATCTGGCGC